ATAGGCACTACTCTGCCCTATAATTTTAATACCGTTTTTTACAATAGTCAAAAAAATATTTTAATTAATTCATTGTCCGTTAGTTCTAATAACTCTTTTATTTTGTATATTTCCGACTGTGTAAAATAATTTTTTCCGTTTATTTTTTTATTAAGTCCACTTTCCGATATTCTTAATTCCTTAGCTAATTTCTGGTAATTCAATTTTTTATCCTTTATCTTGAGCTTTAATATGTTGTATGCCATTCTCTTTGCTCTCAAGTTCAATTAAATCACCCCGTTTTGTTATTTGAATATTCCTGAAGTAGTAAACAGCCTTTTCCTGTCGTTTATCATTTCAAAAAAGGCCCGAATTTCCATATCATCAAGTTTCATTATTCGTTTTTTTCCTACAATAGTTATATATTTTAATACTGTATCAATATCATTTTCAGTATCTTTTACTATTTTTACGTCAATAGCATTTTTAATTTCTTCCTTTTTCCATTTTTTCCAAGTCTTTTCCAATTTTCCTATTTCTTTTTTTCTGATCCAATGTTTCTTAAAGTCCTCTCTAACTCCTAATAATAAATGAATATGCGGCAATAACTTTCCTGTATATTTATTATAGGAAATTTCAACTATTTTTATATAGCCTAGCATTATAGCCTGTATGCTCCTTTTCCTTATGATTTTAGCCACTATGTCATTATTTTCCCCCACTTCCTTGCTTAATTTCGATAAGTCGCTTATTTCTCTGCCGTTAAATGTTATTAGGATATATCGGATTCCGTTTTGTTCATTGATTTTTTCCTTTAGTTTTAAATACGTCTTGTATTTCCTGTTTTCTCTACATAAAGGGCAAGTTTGACGCTTGCACCTTGTTACATAGTTTATTTCTCCACTTCCGTATAACAGTTCATTGTTTATACATTCTAGCGTTTCATCAATTTCACTCGCTTTCCTGTATTCCTCTATGATTTCCAATATCTCTATTATCCTGTTTGTTTCTTCTTCTGTGTATCTATATCTTTTCGGATAATTTCCCCTTTCACTCATTAATTTCACTTCCTTACCCAAATGTTAAATTCGGCGTGCATTATACCTCTCTTTTCTCTATAATTATTTTTCTTTGTGTATGTCTGTATATAATCAATAAATTATCATTGCTTTTCTTTGAATTATATAGATTATTTTATATTCTAAGCCTTTATTTATGGTATCTAGGTTATATCTTTGAATGAAAAATGATTAAAAATGTAAAATTCGTTCCCATTATAACTATATATAAGTAAAGGGAAAAATTTTTGCTTATTCAAAATTACGTATTTTTTTTAACCTTGTATTAATCTTACATTTTTTGTTGTTGTGGTATCTAACTTTACATTTTTATTTCCTATTTTTTACTTTAAAAATGTATAATTTGTTATGGTATTTAATATTACATTTTTATTCTCTTATCATTTAAAGATTGGGGCCTAAATTTTGATTGTCTTAAATGCTGTGATATGGTATAATTGATATATAGAAATACACCAAAATAATTATGATTGCTTGTTAAATCACTCCCCCCTTTTTGTGAAATAACAGGCATTTTTTTATTTCTTGTTCTTTTTCTTTGGATCATATTCTTGCTGTGATTTTCCATAATTCAGTTTGCCACACTTCTTGCATTTGGCAGCATAATAAATACAACTGTTCTCTATTCCAAATAAGAATGTTCCACAATGCTTGCAATATACTATTTTCTTCATCCTGTATTCCTCCCGTTATTTTTTCAGTTAATAGAACGGAAAATTCCGTTCTAGTAAATTCTTGTATTATCTGCCTGTTTTTATTTCTAAAACTTTTGTTTGTATTTCTTCAATAGCATTTAAAAACGGTCTGTATTTTTCTTCAAAGCTCATTTCGGTTTGTGATTCAAGTTCAAAATCAAGGTATTTTTCTAAGTCCTTGTTTATCAGTTTTTCAAGTTCTTTTTCTCTATCCAGCCTTGCAAATAATTTTCCTATTTTTCTATTTTTTCAAATTTAAAGCCTAAAATTACAATTATCTTGAAAAATTAAGCTATTTTTTTATAATTAATATCCTATTTTCCACACAGGCCCATTATCTACGTTTTCAACTCTCTGTAATGCCTTTAACAGCACTTTAGCCTTGATTTCTGTTCTGTCTTTTACTTCCTGATACATAAGTACAAAAGGTATGTTTTCCGCCATACATTCGTTTATAACCGCTGCCATAATCAACTCAACTTGCTGTAGTATTCCTAATTGTCCTTGCGCCAATTCGTCTCTTTTGATTCCTTTTGGTATTCCAGCAATGTTCCGTGCCAAGTTTGAATAATGAATATAATATATTTTCTGTTTCTCTTTTCTTACTTTCCCATACTCAAGCAATGCCTTTAAATTCAATGTTTCAATGTTCCTTGTTACTTTGCTTAATTCCCTTGCCTGTAACCTTGCAAGCTCCTCTAATTGCCTGTTTTGGTTTTCCAAATAGTCTATATACTCAATCACGGCTTTTCTTACAAATTTGCTTTCTCTCATTAAAACTTGTTTGGCTTTTTCTAAAGGCAATACATACATACATATTTCTTCTCTCGCCTTTTTCATCTAGGTATTTATCAATTAAGATTTTATTTTTTTGTATTATCTTTTTAACGGGGGAAATTTTTCCCTCGTTATCTTTTTTTGTTTCAACTAAAAATAATTTTTGTTCATTATTTTTATTTAAGTCTTCACTAAGATAAATTTTTCTCCCGTTAAAGTCCTCATCAAATTCATTTCTTATAATTTTTAGCAAATCTTTATGTCTTAATTCACTAAACTTCCCTCTTTTAATTTCTGATTCCGTCAATGTTCCAGCCTTTGCCTTTTCTTCGTATTCCTTTTCTCTAAGTTCATTGATTTTCTTTAATAAATCCCTACTTGTTATCATTTCGTTGTTTCCTGTCAATTCCATTTTCTTTCCCTCCGTCTTTTATATCTTCTGTTTCAAATAATTCTATTTCTGGTATGTCAAACAATTCTACATCTTCTATTTCCAGCAATTCAATTTCTTCTATCTCTTCCAGCTCCATTTTTTCCAATTCAGATAAATCTTTTTCCAGTAATTCCAATATTTCTGCAAATTCCATTGTTATTGCTCCATTTCCATTCTTGCCACTTGCTTTCCTAATTTAAAAAAACTTTCCTGTATATCTACAATTAAATCTGAAACCAAATCTTTAGCTTTCGCATCGTTTCCTAATCCTGCAAAAATAATATCCAGCTTTTCCTTGTTTTTTAAATTCATTTTATAGTCTGCCCACTCTTTTATAGCCTCTTCCATTTCTTTGTTTTTTTCTTCCATTTAATCCACGCTCCTTAATTTGATTTATTCAATATTTCTTTTATTGTTTTTTCTTCCTCTGTAAATACATCAATTACAACTATGCTTTCACGTATAACGTTTTCAATATCTATATTACTGATGTTTTCCCTGTATGCTTTTTGTAGATCTTCCTTGACTGTTATTTCTTCCCTTGCTACCTGTATAGCTGTAAACAGTTCAATTAATTTTTCTTTTACTTTTTCATTCTTAGCAAGTTTTAGGCTTTCACGTTCTGCATACCTCTCTTTTTGCCATATTTCTTCCCTTATCTCGTCTGCCTTGTCGCCTAATATTTCTTCTCTTATTTTCTTTTCCATTTATTCCGTTCTCCTATTGTCTAATATCCCATTTTCTCCAATATCCCTATCGATATTCTTTCTTTTACTGCTGTATCTGTTATGTTATCCAGTAGCTTTAATGCTATTTCTATATTGTTGCTATCCTGATGTAGCCTTGTTTCTATTTCATTACTTATAAAGTATTCTGTTATTTTGTCCTTAAATTCCCTTAATTCCTTTATTTTTTGCAGCAGTTCCTTTAAATTCTTTTCGTAATATATTGCCGTATATGTTAATTGATTACTTAAAATGGCATTTTCTTTTTTCAGTTCCTTCACTTTCTCGTTTCTTAATATGCTTCTGCCTTTGACTTTTGATAATTTAAGGCTTATATCATAACCAACCAGCTTGTTTAACTGCCTTGTGATTAATATAGGCGTGCCGTGATACGTCAATTTGTTATCCAACGTTATTTCGTTTCTTATGCTTTCCATTTTTCTGGTCATTGGTCTTTTGCCCTGTAATTCTTTTCGCATTCTCTCAAATTCATTGATATATGCCACATTCAAGGCAAAGGCAATTGGTACTGACGCATTATATCCGCCTATTAATTGGGCTATGCCTTTTTGTGTGATTAGGTAATTTCTATTCGTTTTACCACTTATATCCTTGTAATTATGGGGTATATAGAACTGAGCGGAAAGTTCCGCCGAACTAACTTTATTCGTTTTATTTCTGAAATTATCCATTAAATTGAACTGCCCTGAAGTTTCAGGCGAATTAAATTTATCAGTTTTATCTATAAATTTTTGCATTATATCGAACTGCCCCGAACTTTCGGGCGAGTTAAATTTCGCTATATAACCGTCTATTTTGTTCAAAAGATGGTCGTGTCTTACTCCCAATTCCTCTGCCACTCTGTTACTTGTTGTTACTAAGATTCCTTTTACATTTTCCACGTTTACCTTAATCATTTTCATAATTATTTCACTCCCTTAATCATTCTTTTTATTCTGTTAATCACTTTATTTCGGGCCTTTTCCCTTGCCTTGTCGCTGTTTTTGTTTACCATTCCTATGGCTTCAAATTTGTGTTTCATTCCTTACCACTCCATTTCAATATTAAATTTTCTGTGTATCTCCGTTTTCGATGTATCAAAAAATTATTAAGCCCAACGCTTAACCTAACAATCAAATTTATTCGTGTATTTTCTTATTGCCTAGAAATGTATTTTATATGCTTTATACTTGCTTTTTTATATGTTTTCTGATATGATTTGTATGGTTTATTTATTTTTAAGCATTAAAAAAATACTACAAATTCCTTTGCATTCTTAAGAAGTTTGTAGTATAATTTACTTGCTACAGTATATTTATTATACTACAACGTTCTTTGTATTCGTAAGGGTATAAAGGACGTTTTTTTATGATTTTTTTATGATAACTGTTTTAGTTTCGTCATCATATTCAACTAATACATCACGATTATTCTCATCAATTCCCAATGATTTTAACAATGGTACTGATAGGTTTACTCTCACACCTTTTCCATTTCCCATTTTACTGAAAATAACCTTTGCATTTCTGACTGTTTTCATAATTATTTTCCTTTCTGTTTAGTCCTTACGTTATGATTATACTACATAAGGACTAACCTGTCAAGTTATAATTTACATTTTTTTATAAATTACATTACAAACTTCTCAAGTATGCTATTTGATTGTGATTGTCCGTTTTAATTGGCTGTTACATCAGGCCCAATTGTTTCTGATTTTCATTGATTTTGTATATATTTGGCATATCCAGTTTCATAAATTGCATTAATTGGTAGCCAAGTGCTTTGCATTTTCCGTAAATATCTTTATAAAACAACTGCTTTTCCATACTCTCAAATATAACTTTTGAAAATAAGTCCTCTAGCTTTTTGATATGTAGCAACGTTTCAACATCGACCGTTTCCCTTGTTCCGTCATCTACTCCTGCAAGTCTATTTACAAGCCTTGAATACACAATATAAAGCCTGTCAGCATTGTTGCTCCCCTGTGATTTTGCATAAGGTATTAATACAGCTATTGCGTCCGTTTCCTTTCGCCTTGTAATTTTCCCTTGCTTTCTAGTGAGTAGCCATTCATTATTTTGCCTGTTCCATAATGCCTGCCTTAACATCTGATTTTGTTTTTCCAGCTTTTCAATATAATCAAATACTTTTTCTCTCACTTCTATGCTTTCCTTTGTCAAAAGTCTTAATGATTGCTTTAAAGTCAAATCAAACTTAGGCTGGTTTCTATTCCAATTATCCTTATACGAGGTCGGCGAAATTTTTCCCTCACCTATTTGTTTTCTAAATTCATTTCTTATAGCTTTCAATAGGTCTTTATGTTCTAATTTTGTTTTATTTCCGTCTTCTATCCTAAACTTATTGATTAATTCCAATAATTCCAAACTTGTGATTGTTTCCTTAGGCTCTTTGCCTATCCTTGTTACTAATTCATTCATTTTTATTTACTCCTGTCTAAAATTTCAGCTGTCGGATCAGCTCAATAACAAAACTTCATTATTCCCTAGCCCTGTATTTTGCTTGATTCCGTCCATTACAACTTTTGCATTTTCTGGATATACCCTAGTTACCACTTTTAATAAGTCCTTGCCATAATCATTCGCTATTGCATAACTAAGGACGCTTTTAAATCTGTTCTTTGGTCTTACTGTCTTGTTATAATTTTTCATTCTAGCCTTTAGATCAATGTGATAATGCTCCTTAAATACCCTGTAAATTTCATTGAATTTACTTCCATAGTTTCCCCCTCCAACTCTTACGACCCTGTTTATAATGTCCTCTATCTGATAAGGCTGTAAATCTCCATTAAGCCCTTTGATTATTTCCCTCTGTGCCTCGTTCTCTATTCTTAGCCGTTCGTTTTCAAGCTCTGTTTCAAGTGCCATTTGCAAGGCTTCTATTTTTGTTAGTTGCTTAGGTTTAGTAGCTCTTTCAATTAACTTAAATCTTACTACCGCATCATATCGAGCTGCTAACTGCAATACCCCCTCTTTTGTTAGATCGTACTGTGGCAATTTTCTTCCTGTATTGTCCGAATATTCACTCAACGCAAAAATGCGTTCAGTATCAAGCCCTTTGTTTTCCAGCTTTTCAATCTCATCTTTAATATCTCTTAATACATCTGCGTGTCTTTTCCCTGTTATCTCTGCCACTTCTCTACTTGTCATTGTACTTTCTTTCAATACTGCCAATTCTTTCATTTCTTACCTCTCCTATACTGTTTTTTAATTACTCGGCTAAAATTTCAGCCCACCCCTATTCGTTTATAAAGATTTCTACTACTTCATCATTGGTTAGGTTCAAATAGTCTTTAAGTTTTCTAATTTCCGTTGGCTTAAATTTAACTTTTCCATTAAATCTTTTGTTTATTGAGGGTATTGAAAAACCAAATAATTTCGCTATATCATTTTGTGTTTTGTCCTCTAAAACCATTTTTGACTTTAATAATCGTTTGTTTATCATTTTTTATCACTCCTAAAATTTTAATACTTACTCATTTGAGTGAGTAAATCATATCACTTATTTGAGTAAGTGTCAATAATTTTTTATAAAAATATTTTCTTTTTTGTTAATTTATGGTATATTTAATACATCAAAAGCATAAAGGCGGTAAAAATGGATATAAAAGATAAGATAAAAAAAATAAGAATAGAAAATGAATTTTCACAAAAACAATTTGCTGCCTATCTTGGCGTATCCTATTCAACTTTGCAAAAATATGAGTATGGAATAACTAAACCTAGCAATGAATTTTTATATAATTTAAGCGAAAAATTTCATATAAACCCAAAGGAATTAGTGGAAAATGATAGTGATAGCTTTGATTTTTTTGTAGAAATAGAAAAAGAAAAAAACAGGACGAAAAAAGAAACTATTTTCAAAGCACTTAATTTGCTTTTGTCTTTAGATGAAGTCGAAATAAAAAAAGTCTTAAACGAAAATGGCACTTATCATATAACAGGTAACGCATATTCTAAAATTGATATTTTAAATATAGATGATGATGTTATTGAAAAAATAGGCGAAGATACTCTTAATTTTTTGATGTCTACTTTAACAACTTATATGAAAGCCTATGAAAAAGGTTTTGATGTCTGCGATGAGAGAAATAAGGTTTTTGACAAGTATTATTGATTGGCCAGCTGGCAAAACTTCTATCATCTCATTGTGATGGCGTCCACCAAAATGACACCATAGTTAAACGACTGAACGAATCGTGCACCCATAGTTAAAGGACTGGGCGAATTGTCTACTCCTATTAAACAAATCATTAGGGGAGTAGTTAAAAGCGACACCCTTTGAAGTGAATAGATAAAATCTACTGTGTTACCTTGTTAGCCAGTATATAAAATTTATATATCAGATAACGGGCTATGTTAAACTTAGGTCGTGAATAATCATTGAATACAGCCAATAGGGATAAACTCCCTTTTGGTTGTTTTTATTTCTCCATTTGTGGGGAAAATTCAATAAACAATATATTTTGCTGTTTGCCCTCGCCCTTATGGCGAACGTGATTTTATTCTAGTTATTTTTTGGATCACTGTTTGTGATTCAGAATTATACCGGCAATTTCCCTTATAACTTTTTCCAGTATAAATAAGTGATAACCTTGATACGAAAATTTTTCGTATCGTGAATTGATTTAACCTCATATAAGCCAAATACAAGCCCATACACGCTTTCAATTCATTTCTTTGATATTTTCCTTGCCTAACTTATCAAAATACTTCCACAGCTTGTTTTTAAGCTCACAGCATTGTGAAACTTACAGACAATTAATTTACATTTGGGCCTTTTGAAAACTCTCTATAATTCCCCGAATAGCTTGTAAAAATTAAAAAATAAAACATTTTTTTAATGTTAATAGAAATTAAAATCTCAAGTTTTCTCAAGTTTTTATATCCGTACTGCATAAATCTAACTTAGGGAGTTTTTTTATACCCTAATTCAAGTTTAGTGTTTCCTAGAATTATTTTTAAAACAAATCAGCAAGTTAAGATTATTTTCAAATTTTAGTATTTTTTAGTAATTTATATTTTCTATTTCTCAATTTATTCATAAGACGTTCACAGACGAACGTATAGGGGGTATCACGTTTGTTAAATTAAATTTTGGTATTAATCTATGGCTAGGGTATAAATCTATCTTAAATCGCTTAATTTTCATTAAAAATTTATTTTTATTTTTAATTTTTACAGGCTATTCGCGTTTTTATAGGCTGTTCTAACAATAGGCCCATTTGTTATTAGCTGTTACTAAAATTTTAGTAATAGCTCCAGCGTTCTTCTTTGTGAAGTATGTAGGTAAAATATTTTACTCACATCATTTTTGAATAGGTCGGCACAAATTTCAGCCGACCCCAATACGATACCTTAAATTTAAGGCGTCGTATTTATGTAGTAATTTGTAGTATTTTTTTACTTGTTGGATCTGATACGGAAATTTTTCGTATCAGCTTTTATAATTTGACTCCATAATTTTTTGGAGTGAAATTTTTATAATTTATATTTCAATACTTATTCTTAAAAAAAATCAATTTTAAGGTTGCTAACGTTTCGCTCACGTTCGTTTACAAATTTTTTGATATAAAAACTATGGCTAAGATGTAAAATGTTCTCAAATCGCCTTAAATTTGTTTATAATTAATTATTTCCGTTTTTATTAAATAGTAAAATTGCTTGCAAGCACGTAGATAAGCTATGTTGGATATTTATTTAATTAAAAAAAGCGGAACGGACATTGATTTTAAAAATAATAGCATGTGTAAATTAATTGGGACTCGCCAGACCCACAGGGCAAAAAAATCTCTCCAAAGTACCTTTTTATTTTTGCATAAAAAAATCACAGCTAAATTAATAACTGTGATTCGATCATCTTTATTTAAAAAAGGTCGCTGTGAGTTCCTGTATTAGTCAACAATAATATTAATTCCTTGTCGATTATCCTGTACACTAGTAACCAATCAGGCGTTATATGGCATTCACGATGACCTATATAGTCGCCTTTTAATGCGTGGTCTTTATTTTTTATAGGCAACTTTTCTCCATTAGCTAACATCTTAACTATCTTCTCAAGCAATTTTATATCATACCCACGTTTCTTTATTAGTTTCAAGTCCTTAGAAAACTTGTTTGTATATTTAACAATGTATTTATTTTTATTCATCTCTTAAAATATCCTCAAACATTTCTTCAACATCGTTGTAGCCTTTACTTAAATTTTTTCCTTGTTCTGCATCTTTCATTGCTTGATAAACTTCATCTTTATATTTTGCTTGCCCTACATAAAAAGGCAACCCTCGTTCTCTTATTGCCTGTTTTAAAAATATATTTATTGCTGTAGTTAAATTCATTCCTAAGTCCTTGAATAACTCTTGGGCCTCTTTTTTAGTTTCTTCATCAATATTTATAGTCGTTGCACTCAT